CCGGATACACCCAACAGGTAAGGGTAAAATCGCCGTCTATCTGGACATCGGAGTTACTCGCTAAACTAAGAAAGTTGCTCCCGTCAAACTGAGCGCTCCCCGCGCCGAGTTTTGGCGTTCCCACCACTACGCTGCCATTGTTGGCCAGGTCGTTGCTACCAACGCTATCCGACCACGTGAGATCGTCGAGCTTCCAGTAAGCGACCAGGTCGGTGAGCAGAGGCGATGCGGCGCTGCCGCTCTGGGCAACCTGTATGCCCGGCGGAATTGCGCCTACATACAATGGCGCGCCCGCCGGAGTAATGCGAATGCCGGTCACTAGATTATCTCCAGAACTCGCAAATCAATACTGGCCTGGTCGGCACCAATAGCATAGATTGGGCAATCAGTACTGGCTATGCTGATGCTCCCATTCTGGATTATCGGAAATCCGGTCGCGGTCGTCACGCTTTCATCCGGGCCAATATAGGCCGTGTCTGCTGACAGATTGAAAATGGCAATATCCACGCGCTCGGCATCTGGCAGGCTCGCTGATGTGATTTCGGTAGCGGTACTCCCAACCGACACGGCGTAAGTGTAGAGCTTCCCATTGCCGTGCGCAATGGGTGTCGCAGTTCCGCCTGCCACAAGCGCGTTATCGCACTTGTTATAGGTATATGTCATGTAGTGACCTCCAGGAAAAGCGCGCGCGCGGCTGGCAATTGTTCGTCAATAACCGTTGCTGCATTGCGCGCCTGTTTTTCGGTTATGTCCGGCGGTGCGGTGTCCGGTTGTGGTTCGCCTGGCTTCTCATCATCCCCCAGACTTGTGTCCGGAGTTTCATCGCTAGGAAGGAACTCTTTCGGTAGTTCATCCCAGTCCACAAGGTATTGCACGGCTTCCTGTGGACTGATCACGCCATTTTTTACAAGATCAACCACATATCCACCGCGTTTTTTGGTGACGTCTGCACGCAAATCTTCATCACGCGCATCGTCTTCCACAAACTCGAATGTCACGCTGGCAGGCAGCACATACTCGTTCAGCATATGCGTCCATGCCTGTCGCCAGGCCGCCAGGCCCCGGCCTTTCTCCTTTGCGGCAATGACCAGCGATTGGGCACCAGTACCTAATGCACGCGATGCCAGCAAATTAGGATCCAGGTCTTGCGGATCAATGCCAATGGCGCCAGCCATATGGCGCGCGGCATCCTGGCGCTCCTGCTCCGCATCAAACCCGTCTGGTACTTCTGCAATAGGTACAGTCATAAGTTGCGCAGGGGTATCTCCGAGGACCGGGATCATGACCGCTCCTTTGTATACGACATAGCCCTGGCTGGCACTCTGCTGATCGCTGGTACGAAACGCGTCTTCAAGTTGTTTGCGGCTGACGCCCTGCACGAAATGGAGCGCAGTCGGGCGGTTGCCAGTGATTTTTTCAACAAAATACCGATCAATGGCTGCTGCCTTCACAATGGCTTCATAAGCGCGGCTCGCAGCGCACAACCCAACACCCAGATAATCATCGCCAGGATTGGGCATGTCGGTGATATTGATAACCTGGTAGTCTCGCAGTTCGTGCCGTTTGCCTTTCTTGTCGGTGTAGATGACCGGGGCGCGGCTATCTCCTGTTCGCTCGCAGCGCAGGCTATCCAGATGCATCAATCCGATGATACGGCTCCCTCGCACGGAGCTTGCGCGTACCACTTCCACAAATGCGCCATTGTCGCACGTCAGGAAATCGCGCAAATGTTTGGAAAGAAACGAAACCCATCCGCCCCCCGCGCCAATGGTATGAAGCAGGTCTTGTGCCCGTCGTACCCGCAACGGCACCGGGCCGGACACCTCCCACGCAAGGGACGCCATCTTGCTGATGGCAATGCTCACGGCATTCGGCCACGTTGTGCCGTGATGCACCGTGGTTCGCAATCGTGCATCTCGACTACGGCTCCAGTACGCAGGCGGGTCGGGCGGCAAACTGACACTATCAGCATAGCTTCCAAACGGCAGATGGAAATGGTACACGCCGCCATATTCGGCATCGTCTCTCGTGACACTGCGTTTTCTGATTTCGGCTTCGGTGGTCATCATACCTCGTATCGCAATGCGTGTGTCAAATACCGCAGTGCATCAAGACAGTGATCGTGCTGCTTGTATGGCGTGCCAGTCGCCGGGTTGCGTACATAGCTTATCATCTCATTACGCAGATGTTTGCAGCGCGGGTGCACCAGGATGCGTCGCCAATTGTTTGTGTCGGGCGCAAGCCAGCGGCGCGTCTCTTTGATGCTTTCCTCCACACTGATCGGCTTGCTTTTGACCAGCACGCCAGTGTCAAGGATGCGGCGTTTTAGCTCGCTTGCGCTACTATCGACGGCGGCATACGTTGGCATAGGATAACCCAACGCCATCACCTGCTGCAAATGACTATCGCTGAGTGTTTTGACAGTCAGGTGCTCGGCAAACACACAGAGCCGCCCATTGCTTCGCAACTGTGCAAGAATGAATGCGCGGGGATGACTGTCTGCCGTGTAGAGCCCGGTGCGCGGGTCGACCTGGCCGCTATAGCCATCGTCAACACCCCAGTACACCTCACCTGCACCCGGCTGATACTCAGCATCCTCGCTGACATTGTCATCACTCCATACATCGTACACCAGGCCGCTGGATTGCACCCATTGCCCAAGCCGCAACCGATGATATTCGGCTCCAGTCAGGCTGTCCAGAATGGCGAGGTATTCTTTCCCTTCTTCTGTCCACTCGCCATCCTGATACAAACGCGGGTTGTCCTCGTGGCGACTATTCAGGAGCGTGGCGCGCCCGCTCATGCATCGCTGATACAGCCAGTGCGTTGGTGCCGCCGGATTACAGTCTGCTACGATCTGCTGAAACGGCAGTGCATGGTTACGAAGGCGTGTGAGGAGTGCCTGCCAATCCTGCTCTTCCAGTTCGGTGGCTTCCTGAACAAATATTATATCATACTCAGTAGACATAATTTTCGATGGCTTGTCCATTCCGCCAATGACGATCTCTGCACCGTTGGGATACTGGTAGACCTGTCGGATGCGGCGCTTGGGTTTACCATCTATAATCATCGGGTGGTCGCGCCCAAGAACATATTGTTCATAGGTAAACAGCCCGGTTTCACTCAGGCTTTCGCGCGTCTTGCGCACAATCAGGCCACGAAAGCGGGGGTACTGCTGCGCATACACGTGCATCTTTTCCAAACAGGCCCGACTCTTACCTGTGCCAGCAGGGCCGCTTATGACAATCTCTGTGGCATGATTGGCCTGTAGTTCCGCGGCGGGACCGTGTGGGATGTACACAGGCGCGCTCTCACTTGTCGCCTGTTTCGGTGTGTTTATTGCTGATGAGGCTTGCCAAAACGTCCGGGGGGAAGAGTTTTGCCAGAAGTTCCAAGCCTTTGATGGCATCGTCATAGCGTTCGGGCTCCAATTGGTCAAGGGATTCGTATACCTTGCGTGCGTGCTTGCGCATTGCGCCTACATAAAGCGTAGCAGCCTGCTCCCCCTCCTGAAGTAAATTTGCCACATCCCAGGCGGTTGCACGCTCTTTCCAGTTGTATGCAGTGCTATCGTCTGTCCAGGCACCTGTAGGTGCCTGCGATTTATTGCGGTTTTTTGCAGGCTGGCATGCCTGATGTGTTTCATAGGCTTTTTGAAGCGTGCGCAGTGGCCCCAGGTTGCGGTACGCCAAAAACCGCGCATAGGCCGCGTTGCTCTCATTGTCAAGTTGTTCCCACGGTTTGCGTGCCACACCTGGTTACCTACTATACTGCGAAATCACGACCCATCGCCCAGAACTCAAGACGACAGTACAACCATTGCCTCTCTACTGCTGCCATCCCTCAAATGTAACTTTCGAACCTTAACTTTGCATTTACCCGACAAGAATGCAACCTGCCGTACATTCTGCCGTACATTTACTCAGCTACCACTCCGCTACTATGCACATACAGCGAGCCGCCACTGAGCCGCGCCCAGCGCCCGCCATATGTAGGGTCGTCCCTATCGGTCCATTCTTCAATATGCAGCCGGCCTGCCTGTAGTTGCATAGCGATGTTGTCAGCCGTTACTCGCGGCTGATACCTGATATTGGTGGTGCCACCAGGGGCCACGGCATACCAGTGTGGTGCGCGATATACTGTGCCCTGCACTGGCGTACCGTACACATCCAATACAAACAGTTCCCACGGAAACCCGGCAGGGTCCGTCTTGCGGCCCGGCGCGATGTCCAGATGCCTTACAAGCTGGCTTTGTGGAATATCGTAGGACGTAATAAGGGTGTTCACCAGCCACACTACAGATGCGTACTGCTCAGGTGGATACAGGTCGCGCCCATTATTCCAGTTCTCCAGTTCGATGCCGAGCGAGTATGGGTTGAGGCCGATGTTCATATCAATCTGTTGCCCGTCCACGACCCAGGTACTCCGCCCCGCGTGCCAGGCAATGTCCTTATCATCAACCATACGCGAGATGTCGCCATTTTTGCGGATATAGTAGTGGATTGAGACCGGAGCACTGCTACTGCCGCCCTGTCGCAACCAGTCATAATCGCCAGGGTAGCGCCCCGCCGTGGCATGGAGGACGATAGCGCGGCATCGGTTCCCGCCTTTTTGGTAGTGCGGGCGGGTCATGTCTACGTTTGTAATCTGCATTACTTACCTCATATCGTGCGACGAGTCGCCGCGTCCGTTGCCTTGTGGTGTGTCGGGCTCGTCCTCAATGGCACGCGCCATCGCTATTGCCTGTTCGAGATCGGCCTCAATCTTGTCATAGATGCCTATGACCAGTTGCCGGACTTCCTCCTTATTGTCAGCCTGCAACTCGCTTAGAATGCGCTGTCGCTGTTGCTGGCATTGCGCGCGCACGTTGTACAACTTTTCCACAATGTCATAAGCAGCGCGATGGGTCACGGCGCATCCTCCTGTATATCCGGCCACTCCAGTTCAAAATGCTGCATCTTGCCGTGACGATACCACTGCTGGCTTATCCAGGCTGAAGCAAACGCCCAGAGGGCGTTCCCAGGATCATCGCCCTGCACCAGCACCAACACCAGCGATGCACCCGTACCAATCAGCAGCGCCAGGAGTGGGGCCGTCCAGAGGGTCCAGGCATCAGACCAGAGCGCTTTGTAGAGCATACGCCACAACGTGCGCTGCCAGGCAGTATCAGGACGCTGATCCGGAAACGACACGACCCGACGTAGCCAGGCAAACAGATACGACGCAGCAACCCCGGCCCCGGCAGTAGTGGTAAGATATCCGAGTATTTCAATCAGTCTCGGGTCCATTCAGACTCTCCGGTAGTGGCGAAAGTTCCTTCGTCGCGTCCTGGTCTCGTCTTGCCAGATGCCGATAATAGTCCAACCGCGCCTGCATCTGGTCTGCATTAATGCCATACCTGATGCTTTGCAATTGGACCTCGGCTTGCACGCCGTGTAGCTGTTCGCGTAGGGCCATGACCTCCAGGTATCGTTCTTCGAGCTTACCGAGTGACTCGGCCAGCTTAATCTCCTGATCAGCAGTAACCCGATGCGCAGCCTCCAGTTCACGCTGCATCCTGGTTGCCTGATATTCTGCGATTTTCTTGGCCGCCTGAAGCGCCGCTGTGTCTTCCAAGCTGGCCTTGCACGCTTCTAGTTGTGCACGCACTCGCGCAAGCTCGTCTTTTTGCCAGGTCAACACCTCATTGATCTGCGCAGCATCGTGCTCACGTCGTGCCTGCTCGCGTTGCAGGCTTGCCACATCGCGCTGTCCTCGGTAGGCAAACCAGGCGGCAAGTAACGTGGCAACAACTGGTAAGACAATCTGTAAGATTTCGAGCACGCAGCACCGGAACGACTCCAGCAGTCAGGAATAAAACAATTTCAACGGCTGATTTTCGCTTTCGCATCTCTCCATTGCGCCTGCTCTCGGTCAAAGCGCAGTTGCAGCCGCTTTTTTTAGTATAGCATACAAAAGCCTTTGTTGCATCCAGCGGCTTGAATTTGTTGTTGTTGAACGCATGGACAGTTCCAGCAACAAGACCTTCCAGCGGGGTACGGGTACTTACGGGTACTTTGGATTTTTCAAAAAAAAGTACCCGTAAGGTTTTTATCGCATTACAATGCGGTGCTTGTTATGGTTTACGGGTACTTCGGGTACTTCGGGTACTTTTATACACAGATGCTCGCATGTCATGCGCGCGCATGCGTATAGCGTGTTTATAAAGTGTGGTCAGAAGTACCCGAAGTACCCGAAGTACCCGTTGGATGGAACGTCTCAAAAACTCCGAGCGAAGAGTAAAAAACAAACATAAATCGCACCAGAAAGCCATAAACGCCTGGCGGTATGTACACTGTCCCTGGATTGTTGGGAAGATTTTCCGAATCGAAGTACCCGAAAGCACCCGAAGCCCACTGGATGGAACGCAAAAAAAACCCTCTGGTGATCTGCCAGAGGGTTTGAAAAAACTTAAAGGCTATCAAGCATAACTCTTGCCCGTCTAACATGCGCCCCGCTTTTTTCAATATCCGTTCACTTCACTCTACGGCGGGTGCCTGCTGCGCTTCAGCAGTGGCGCGGGCAACGTCCGGGTATGTCCAGAACTTGTGCCACTTGCTGATGGCGGGCTTGTTGTGGCTGGCGTTGTACTCAGACACCAGGGCCACGGCGCGATCTACTAGCGATACTTTGCCGATCCTTGCTAAACACTCAACTATAACTGCTATCGAGTGGACAAAGTCGTTGCGGCGATACGGTGCGTTATTGGTATCTATAGCTGTGATAACATGAAGCCTGCGGATGATTTCGGCGCGTAACACCCCCCACGCAGCTTCTTCTTTTTTCTTCTGGTGTGCGTGCGTCTAGTAGCTTCTCACGGATGCTGGCTTCTGCCTTATATCGCCAGTCCAGGTACTCTTGCCGTCTACGGTATAATTTGTTAAGTCGCCTGCGGTATACTTTTTTGTTAAGCCGCTTCTGGTTGCGCGGCAGTTCGTACCAGTCAATGAACAGGCTGTTGAAGCGGCCCGCTGCACTCAACATCGCCGTGTAGTGCTTCAAGTAGTTTTGCCGGAAGCGTTCCATCTCGTCCGCCAGCAGGTTGCGTTGCTGGTCGTTCGTGCAAATGGCGAGCATCCGTTCGTATACTGCCTGCACACTGGCAACGTAGCCGCTCTGTTCGCTGCGGGCGGTCTCTTCGCGCTCGTGGCTGCCGCTACGCCATGCCGCCAGTGCCAATTCAAAGCTCAGATCATCTTCGTGCGCGATGATCGGGGCTTTGTGTGTGGTGGTCATCGAAATGTCTCCTTTGTGGTGCAGGCCGGGCTCGCAATCTGCCGGGCACCTGCTGCGGCTTCCACATATTCCAATGCTGCCAGGAGCGCGCCGCGTATCTCATCCTGCCGCTGCTGCGGCAACTTGCGGAACTCCTCTTCGGAGGATGGCAGATTGTTCACCGCCTCTGCCAGGGTCAACATGGTGAGGATGTAGTCCATAAGGGCTCCTTAAAATGGCAAATCGTCATCATCTGTGCCAGCAAGAATAATCCACGCATCTGGTACATCATAGGTGATATGCTCGCCCAGGAGGGCGCGGACCCATCCGATTGGTGCGGGGGCGCGCACCTGCACCCGCTCGGTAGACTCCGCCTCCCAGAAGTAGATGTGCTGCCCGGCAGCGGGGCTATACATATGCCCAATGCCGTCAACCTCTACATACTGTACAGGGTTCGTTGCCCAGCGTG